AATCAAATGGTAATAGATTTACATAACAATTATGATAATATAAATGTAATGTTGGAACGACCAGAAACAAATCATAATGACGCTGAGAGATTTCAGAACTTAGAGGATTCAATCAAAATAGATAAACATTGTATCAAAACATTAGATGATAATAATATAGATTATCATACAATCAAAACGGATGATAATACCGTACAAAAAATTATTGAATTATTATAAAAAAACACTTGACAAGTATAGGTTTTATTTCGTATATTCTGTCATATCAAATTGGGAAATTATATAGTTGTATCAAAATATTTACTACGATAGACGCTTAAATAAATGAAAAAAATAACAGAGTACTGGAAGAAACTTACTATAACTCTAGCACTACCAATCTTAATAATTAATAGTGTTATGGATTATTATAATGGTTGGGAATCAAGAGTGTTAGAGAAAGAAACACAGAAGATTCAAGAACAAAAAGATAATGCATTCCAATACCACTCACATCATTATGAAGATAAATATGAGGTAGTTATTGATGTTGATGGTCAAGAGGTAAAATTACTTCAACACCAAAAGGGTGATATCATTATACCAGATAATTTAGACTGGAGTTTCTTAGATGAGTATGATGAAACACCACAAGAAAAGGTTGATGATATATTAACCAAAGTACTTAAACCAATACAGAATGTAGTGGGTAAAGTTACAGGTTGGTTCAAGTGGCATTTATGGGAAAAGTGGATGGAAAGAAAAAAGAGAAAAGATTTAATTAAAAAAGGATTAAGAGGGTGAAAGAATACGATACCTTATTATGGTATAAAGAAGTTATAGCTAGAATGAGTTCTGAAGAAATTGAAGAACTTAAACAAGAAAGAATCGATAATGGTTCTTATGATAAGTTTTGTGAAACATTAGGTGGGACACCTGAAGAAATCAAACGTAAATATGATAACAAACCGTTAACAGAAGTTAAAGAATGGATAACTGAATATTTAGAGAAACCAAATGAAAACTTCGGTGGTATGCCTGTATGTCCGTTTGTAAAAGCAGAACGTGAAAAGGATGAGTTGATGTTTGAGATATGGTATCCTAATGAAACATCCTTTGTAGAAATTTTAAAAAAGTTTAAAGATAGTAATTTCTCATCAGCATTAATTATATGTATGAATACAGAGGGTATACTTTGGGAAGAAGTTGATAGAAAAAAATATCAAAAAACAATTCAAAGCTTAATGAAAGAACACGGTTATAAAGATATAAAAGCTTTGTGTTTTTCACCTTTTGAACATCATACTGCAGCTGGTGAAGAAACAAGAAAAGGTTCACCTTATTTTTTAATCAATATAGCTGGTAGAGATGATTTAAACAAAGCTCATAGAAAACTACTGAAGACATCATACTTTGATAAGTTTTCTGATGAAGAGGTTAAGACACTAAAAGTGTATCCAAAAAATAAGGAAGAAAAAGCTTGACCTGTATTATATTATTTTGTATATTCTAGTATGAATAAAGTAGTATTAAATCCATTGTTAAATAATAAACCTATAAGTCCTAAGATATTAAAAGAACACGAAGAGACAAAGAAACTAATAGAGTTCAATAAAAAAACTTACAATAAAGAATATAAAGAATTAAAGTTTCTCGTTGAGACCAAAAAGGCAGATGAATTTACAGTTAGTATGTATGTTGCTATTATTAGTGGTCGTAAGATAACTAAAAAGATGTTACAAGCTATTCACAATATAATTAAAAGAAATTCATTCGCAGAACTTGAAAAGAAACGTTTAGAGATTGAACGACTAATACCTAAAGTAAACTTGGTTCGTGAAGCGTTACATAAAGCTAATTACCACGATACATATGTATGGCGTTCAGAAGAGTTTTTAGATTCTATAGAAGAAAGAATTCATCGATGGGGTAATCTAAGTCCTAAACAAAAACTAGCTCTTAACAAGATGTATAAAAGATTTAACAAAAAAATTGCAAATAAGGCTTGACACGTATTGGTTTTATGTGTTATATTAGGGTGTTAATTAAAGGAATAAAATATGACTTATGTTTATAAAAAACAAATGAAACTAGCTCCTCTTGAGGTGGAGTATGTAATGAGTTCTGTTACTAATGGGATTAAGATTGTAGATATGATATATGGTGGTCAACCTACTAAATCATCCTATATGTCTGATGAATCTCGTTTAGACCTGATGGATGAATTAGAACGTGATTATCTTGATAAGGAGAAAATATGAGTTACGTAGATGATTTACTTACTACTGGTTTTGACGAAGAATTATACAAAGAAGTTGAATCAGACACCGCCGCTATGGAACATGCTATTAATGATATGAATGAAGAATTTGATGATGGTGAGAATATAATAGAAACAAAACTATTTAAACTATATGGGTAAAATAAAAGTAAAAGGTTCTTGGAACCCTACAGTTGTAACTACAAGTAGTGGTACTTATGCTGTTAGTGGTTCTAATTGGGTATCTGTACCTCAAGGTACTAAATTAACTGATTTAAATTGGATAAATACAACACCTAAAATAAAAAAATATAAACTAAAAACTTGGACAGTTGAATCAACTAGTAGAAAAAAACCTGGCAAGGTAAATAAATATACAGTAAAATTTAACGGTTTATACAGTTGTAATTGTTTAGGTTATACTTATAGACGTAAGTGTAGACATATTACACAAATTAGTGAATCATTCCAGCCAAGTAGAGGCCGTGCTGGTGCCGGAGTGGTTTAACGGGGTGGATTGCAAATCCATTGTTCACAGGTTCGAATCCTGTCCAGCACTCAACTAAAAGAAAGATTGTGATGACAATAAGAGAAATAATATCAAAGCTTGAATATATTGAAAATAAATTAGATAAAAAAAGTACTCAGCAAGAACAAGAATTAATAAGTGATTTAATTGACGCTATAATTGCTGATGACTTGCAACTTCACGAAACACCAAGTGTTAATGAATCTAAAATACTAGATACTATCTTTAAAATGGGTATTGAGTCTGGTCAAATAGGTCAAGCATAATTACTAAAGGAAAAGTTATGAGTTCACTAGAATGTAGTAAATGTGGTCGTTGGGTAGAAAACATAGGTGACAGTACAGAAAAAGTTATTTGTTCACTATGTGTCTTGATGGCTGTTGGTTTACCAGAAGAAAAAACAAAAGCATATAAACCTACAGGTCGTCCTGCAGGTTGGCATTTTATGAAAGAGTTTGTTGATGCAGATGGTAATGTATTTCATAAAGGAAAAGAGATGCCTAAATTAAAAGGTACTTTACCACCTACTAAAATAACTAAAGCTAAAGTGAGGAGAGTGAAACGTAGGACAAAAGAACAAATACTTATCGATAGACATAACGAGAAAAAACAAGCTCTGAAAAAAGCTATCAAGAAACAAAAAGATTTTTTAAATCATCAAGTAGGTAAATAGATGTTTGAATTAATTGTAGTTTTTTTATTAGGATATATAGCTATTAAAATGACTGATAATAATATGAGGTTTTAATGAATGAGATTTTACATTTCTTTAAACACATAATAGGTTTTTGTGGTGAACACTCACACCCTAGTTTATTAATATCAGGTGGTGTGTTTATTACAACAATTGGGTTTTATTATACACGAATAATAAATTATATGAAAGATTTATTTTAATGGGTTTCAAAGATAACTTAGTAAAAAATAAAAAAGGTAGTTACACATTAAAAAGTAAAACTACAAAAAAAAGTAAAACTTTATGTTTAGAGTGTGGTGATGATGGAGTGACTCGTGATTTACTTTACGAGTATAACGCTGCTGATGTACTAGCGGTACGGAGTTATATGGAAGACCATTTGATATCACACCCAAAACATAAAACTATAAAACCAACATGGTGTGTTGGTTGTAATTCACTACAAGGTTATAAGGTTACATTAAACAATGAAAAACATAATTAACTGTTTAAAAGAACATAACTCTGTAATAAATAAAAAATTAAAAGAGGTTACAGTAGATGAAGGACTTAAAATTGCGGAAGAGTTATTCAGGATTCTTAATAAAAGAAAAGACGGAATTGGTCTTGCGGCTAACCAGGTTGGTATTGATGCTAGTGTTGCTGTCGTTAATGTTCGTGAACCTTTAATATTAATAAACCCTAAAGTAATTAAAACTTCAGAAGAAGTACCTTATTACGAAGGTTGTTTATCTTTTAAAGGTAAAGGTATTCACACTAAACGATATAAAAACATTGAGATAAAAACTGAACAAGCAGAAAGTAATTGGTACTTTAGTGGTGTTGAAAATCCTAGTGACGGTAAAGGTAGTTGGGAAGAAGGTAAGAAAAATGAAAATGATACTCAATTAAGATTACTTGAAGCTGTTTGTATACAGCATGAGATAGACCATTTAAATGGTATGACTATACACGACAGACAAGTTATAACTACAATTAAAAATGAAACTAAAATAGGTCGCAATGACCCTTGTTATTGTGGTAGTGGAAAAAAACACAAAAAGTGTTGCATGTAGATAGTTAACTATATGAATTACATTAAATTATTAATGACACCGTTTGAAATTGTACTTTTAACATTTCTATGTTTTGTAGCTTCTATTTTACTCGCAACTTATTTTATGTTGTGTATTATAGTAGAAATTTTTAGAAAAGGATTTAGTTATGGATTTAGAAGAAATATTACATAAATTAGATGAAGCAAAAGAATTAGAAGATTGGGAATTAGTTGACGAATGTATAGAATCTCTCAGAGTTCTAATAGATGATTTTGATGAATATCAAAGCGAAGAAGATTGGGGCTGACAAGGTTTCGACAGATGTTATTTGAAAATAAAGTGCAGCAGAGATTGAGTAGGTCTCGTTACAAAAAACTCACCAAACTCAAATGGCGAAGAATCGCTACACGGGTTGAAAGTGGATTGGCATCTAGCTAATTCTGAGATGATGTTCGATACTTTTGTTGAACCAGCTCGTACTTCTCAACCAACTCACGTTTACGCGTAAGTTACTGAGTTGTCTAACACTCGGTCATAAAAAAAGTTAGACACTAACTCGTGAGATAGAGTTTAAATATCTTCAGTCGTCAATCTGTAAACTGACCATAGTGGGTTGTAGGTAACTACTGTATTTGGAACCTAACTAAGCTGTAAATGACTTTATCGAGAAAACATTTGGACGCGGGTTCGATTCCCGCCAGCTCCACAATAAAATAAAAAAGTATTGTTTTACAAAACTGTAGTATATTTATAGAAAAGGATAAACAACTATGAAAAAGAATAAGTATATTTTAGGATTAGCCATTGTATTGATTACATATGCTAATGGTATAATATCAACAAAATTCTTAAGCGATAAGAATATTCAACTACAATCTCTGGTAGATGAAAATAAAAGACTAGCAGAGAAGTTGAATGAGTATGAAACAGAAGGAATGCACGTGACTGTAACTATGTATCAACCAGTCGAACGTCAAACAGATTCTACACCGAACATTCTCGCAGATGGAACGCGAATTAGGACACAAGATGCGTCCAATTATAAATTTATAGCGGTGAGTAGAAATCTTTTGAAACGCTGGGGTGGTTGGTTAGACTACGGTGACTTCATTCTATTAAAAGGTACAGATGGTAAAGATGGTGTTTATCAAGTTAGAGATACAATGAATAAACGATATGTTAATCGTATTGATATTCTTGAATCAATTGATGTAAAACCATATAAGTTTGAAAAGGCATCAATCGTAAAAACTAATTTAACGTTTAATAGTTCAGAAAATATAGGAAAATAATACTTGACAAATGACAAATAATGTCGTATATTAAGACATTGAAAAATACAATTAAAAATGAGGTTATAAATGAAATTCAAATCAACTAAACGATTTGGACCTATCACAACAGGTCACAGACAATGGCGAGATAAAGGTCATTGCTCTTATGTTCACGGTTACGGTAGATATGTTCGTTTAACATTTGAAGCTTCAGAACTTGATGAACGAGGGTGGGTTATGGACTTCGGTGACTTAAAAGATGTTAAGAAGTGGATTGAATCAGAGTGGGACCATAGAGTCTTGATTGCTGCTGATGACCCTTTACTATCTGATTTAAAAGAACTAGAAAGTAAAGGTGGTATATATCTTAATGTACTTGATGATGGTTACTATCCTGGTATTGAAGAGTCCTGTCGTTATCTATATGACAAATTAAATCCAATGATAAAAGAGAAAACAAATAATCGTGTTGAGATTACACGAGTAGAGGTTTGGGAACACGAAAACAATCATGCAGAATATGTCAGATAAAAAACTCCCTATAAATGAAATGTATACTTGCCTACAAGGTGAAGGTAAACTTATGGGAATACCTCATATCTTGATTCGTGTAAGTGGTTGTAGATTACGTTGTCAGTTTGCTGATTCGTTTTGTGATACACCATATAGCTCTTGGAAACCTGAAAAAGGTAGATTTACATATGATGATGTGCATGAGTTCTATCAAAAACACTCACATATAAAACACACTATGATTACTGGTGGAGGTCCTACAATACACGCTGAGATGTTACAAGAACTTTGTAAGATAGGTAAACTCTATGACAGTTACATAACAATAGAAACTGAGGGTAGTGAGTATGTAAATACTGAAGCTGATATGATTTCATTATCACCTAAGTTATCGAATAGTACTCCAAGACCTGGTACTGTAATGACTTACACTGGTAAAGTAGTTACTGAGGCTGATAAAAAGAAACACGAAAAGTGGCGTTGTAATTACGATGCTATGGCAATGTTACTTGATGTTCATCCAGACTATCAATTAAAACCAGTCATATCAAGTGAAAAAGATTTAGAAGAAGTGAAGATGTTACAACAAAAATTGTTCATACCAAATAATAAAGTATGGTTGATGCCTGAAGGTTTAGAACGTAAACAGTTGAATGAAAGACGTAAGTGGTTAATGGATATATGTACTCAACAAGGTTATAACTTTACAGACAGATTACACATATTAGCTTATGGAGATGAAAGAGGTGTTTAGTGATTGTTGAAACAATAGGTTGGTTAGGTACTGTATTAATTATGTTAGGTTATTATCTCAACGCACAAAAATATAAAATGTGTTTTATTGTTTGGGGTTTAGGTAACATAGTATTTTTAGTTTACAGTTATTTAATAAATGCAATACCACAAATTGCAGTAAGTGTATTTGTATTAGGTATGAATGTATATGGTTATAAACAATGGAGTAAAGATGAATAAAGAGGCAGTGCTAAGTATTAGTGGTGGATTAGATTCTACATCATTATTAGTACATCTATTAAACAAAGATTATGATAGAGTTCACGTAGTTAGTTTTTATTATGGTCAAAAAAATCAATTAGAGTTAACTAAGTTAGAAGCTAATTTAAAATATTTGAAATCAAAAAACTTTAATATACATCACACTTATATGAACTTATCAAGTTTTATGGGTAAATTTAATTCATCATTGACAAGTGACGGTATATATGTTCCAACAGGTAAAACTGATGAAACTAAAATGAAATCAAATTTTGTACCAAATAGAAATGCTATATTTTCAAGTTTGATTTATGGTTATGCAGTATCATTAGTAAAAGAAAAAAATGTATCTGTAGATATTGCATTAGGTGTACACGACGGTGAACATACTATACCACCAGACTCTACTCGTATATTTTTTGAAAAACTAGAAAGTGCATTCAAAGAAGGTAATGTAGAATCAGATAAAATTAATTATTACTTACCTTATGTAGATGGATACAAACATTTAATTGTCAAAGATGCTCTTGAGTGTTGTGACAACTTAGGTTTAAATCACGAAACAATATTTAAAAATAGTTTATCTTGCTATAACCCATCTAAGTCAGGTAAGTCTTGTGGTAAATGTGGAGCGTGTAATGATAGGATGTTAGCTTTCAAAAAACTAAAAGTTAAGGACACAATAGAATATGAATAAATTAAAACATGCAAATGGTAATAGACCATTAAATGTAGATGAAAAATTAAATATGATAAACGAGGCTGCAAAACACTACGGTCGTTATATGACAGCTCTTGGATTTGATTGGGAAAGTGACCCTAATTCTTCAGACACACCGATGAGAGTGACTAAAGCTTTTGTCAATGACTTAGCTTCAGGTGTGTATAATGAACCTCCTAAGATTACAGCATTTGATAATGTTGATGGGTATGATGGTATGGTTTTTCAAGGTAACATAAAACTACATTCATTTTGTTCACATCATCATTTACCTTTTACAGGACATGCTCACGTAGCTTATCTACCTACACCTGAGGGTAAAGTGATAGGACTAAGTAAGTTAAATCGTATTGTTGAGTTTTATGCTAGACGACCTCAAGTACAAGAGAACTTAACAATGCAAATTCACAGTCATATAGATGGAGTATGTGAACAAAATATTGGTACTGCTGTGATGGTAGAGGCTAACCATATGTGTGCATTTATTCGTGGTGTCAAACACAATGCTACTATGAAGACATCTAAGTTGAGTGGGGCATTTAAAAAAACTGCAAGAGCAAAAGAAGAATTTTATAACTTTATAAGGGATTTAAAATGAAAGAATTTGTAAGTTGGAAAGCTATAGAAAGATACGTAGATGATATATCACACTATATCGAGACTATTAGACACGCAGGTGTTGAATTTAATAACATCTATGGTATACCAAGAGGTGGTGTGATACTAGCTGTAATGTTAAGTCACAAAACAGGTATACCTTATATCGAGAGTTTTGAAAAAGTTACACAAGATACTCTGATTATAGATGATATAGCTGATACAGGTGAAACATTAAAAAAATATAAAAAACATTCTCTATCAGAAAAAAGTTTTTACGTAACAATTCACGAACACGAACAAAGTATTGTTAAACCAGATTTTTCAGTTGTTGAAAAGGGTGATAAATGGATTGTTTATCCTTGGGAAACTGAAAACTCACAAGAAATACAGGACTATTTAAAATGAGTAAATTTATATACTTTCCATCATTCTCTGCAGGTGCTATGGGTAGTTCATTAGCTAAGAATGTTAAATTAAAAAATGATTTATCTATAAGATTTTATAGTGATGAGTTTCCAGAAAAATACAGACATACAGATATATTGATTACAGCTGGACATCATTTTAAAAAAGATGACTATAAAAATGATTTAGGATTAACAGATAAAAATCTTGTTATGGGTGATTCAGGTGGTTACCAAATTGCATCTGGTGCTATCAAATGGGATATGTCCATACGTGAAAGAATCTTTAAATGGTTAGAACACAATTCAGATATAGCAATGAACTTAGATATTCCACCTAAGATAAAATACGAAGGTATGTATGAAGAGTGTTTAAAGATTAGTAAAGACAATTTTAAATACTTTGCAGATAATCAATCTGGTAATACTGATTTTTTAAATGTAGTACAGGGTACAAATGACCTTGAATATATAAACTGGTATAATGAAATGAAAGACTATCCATTTCAAGGTTGGGCTGTCGGTGGTGGTGGTAGAAATGTATTTGCTTTTATGTCAGGTGTAATGTCATTATTACAAGGTGGAGAACATCTAAAAGATACAAACAAATATTTTCATATTTTAGGTATATCTAAAGTTAAAGATTTCTTAATGTTAAATCAATTACAAAAATCTTTAAATGAAGTTGACTCAAAAATAATTGTTACTACTGATAGTTCATCACCAGATAGAGCTGTTGTTTTTGGTTCTTATTATCATAGTTATGATTTTAAGAAACCATCATTTCGTTCAATAAATGTACCTAAGTATGATGATTCATTTAAAGACCAAGTATTCAAACATCTACCAGTAACTACTGAGTTTGATAGAGAATATTTAAGAGAAGCATTAACTTGGGATGATACTGTAGAATGGAAAGGTCAATGTACTATGGCTATACGACTTCATAATTTTATGGTATTTAAAGAAGCTATTGAGAAAGCTGAGTACTATGTTTATAGTCACGATTATATTAAGAAACAAATATTGTCGAATGATATGTATGAGTTATTACAGTCTATTGATGATATGGTAAAAAGTGATAAACCAAGAGATGTATTTGAAAAGTACAAACCTTTATTTAAAAGATTAAGTAATGTTAAAAGTGAAAATGAAACAATTGAAAATAAATTTTTCTAATAGGAGAACAATATGAAAATGAATGCTGAACAATTACAAGGTAAATGGGATGAGGTAATTCAGTTAATTACAGATACTTTTGATGGTGAACGTAGAGATAACATCTTAAAAATGTATGAGTATTTTAAAGACAGAATGATGTTTGCACCAGCAAGTGGTGTTGTGTATTATCACAATGCATTTCCAGGTGGTTATATATGTCACATATTAAATGTTACAAAATTTGCATTAGAGATATTTGAACTATATGAAAAGTTAGGTATGCATACATCAGAATATGATAAAGAAGCAGTTATATTTTGTACTCTACATCACGACTTAGGTAAAGTAGGTAATTTAGATTATGATTATTATAAACCAAATGAATCAGAATGGCATAGAATCAATCAAGGTAAGATGTACGATTATGATGATAGGTTACATTATATGACAGTAACGGATAGGTCTGTTTGGTTATTAAGTCAGTTTGATATCAAGATGAGTGAAATAGAATATCTTGCTTTACGACTTACTGATGGTATGTATGAAGAAGCTAACAAAGGTTATTATATGGGTTATGGTGAAGCAAAGAATTTAAAAACTAACTTACCATATCTATTACACACTGCAGATATGTTAGCTACTCGTTGGGAAAAAGAACAGTATATGTTTAGTAAAGATTCAGGTATTAAGTATGATGAAGTATTGAAACCTGAGTTAAAAGTTGAACGTGAACAGAAAGAACAAGAGTCAGTAAGTAATATTAAGAAAGCAATATCAGAAGATAAAACACCTGAAATATTATCTGATAAGTCAAAAGACTTGTTTAACGAATTATTCGGAGATAAATAATGATTGTTGAAATAATATTAAGTTTAGTTGCATTGACTGAAGGATATGTAATTTGGAACTTATTTAGAAAAACTGAACTACTAGAAAATTGGGTAGAGAATTTTTCACAACGAGCTGAATCAGTTCAAAGAAAATTAAAAGAAGTTGACTCAAAAGGTTACTTTGAAGCAGATGATGAGGTTGGTTCCGTATTCAAAAGAATTAAAGAAATAACAAATGAACTAGATAATTTAAAGGAGAATAACTAAATGCCTGATAAAGTCATTAAGAAAAAAAGACGTAAAAAAAGTAAAATGTATTTTGGTCAACCTGTACAAGATGCAATAATAAGATATAATGAAGCTTCTAATCCTGCGATTAAAAACAGAATATATGGTGAACATATACACGCTGCTTTTGTAAAAATGGCAGAAAACTTAATTCACACTTTTAAGTTTTATTATTTTGATGTACCACTTGAACAAGTAAAGCATGAAGTAGTATCTTTTATGGTATTACAAATACCAAAATATCAACCTGATAAAGGTAGAGCATTTTCTTATTTTTCTATAGTAGGTAAAAATTATTTAATTTTAAATAATAACAATAATTATAAAAAGATGAAGATACACGATGATATAATCACTCTTGATTATAAAAGAAATGTATACTCTGAAAATGAACAAACTGAAATTAATGATTTCAATCAAGAATTCGTAGGTCAAATGTTAGAATATTGGGATAATAACATAACCAATATATTTCGCAGACAAAAAGATATTTTAGTGGCTGATGCAGTATTAGAATTATTTAGAAGACGAATGAACATAGAAAACTTTAACAAGAAAGCTTTGTATATTATGATTCGTGAAATGACTGGTTCTAACACTCAACATATTACAAGAGTTATTAATCAAATGAAAAAATACTACTTTAATATGTTAGAAGAGTTTTCAGGTACAGGTGGTATCGATACATCTAACACTGGTAGTATATTTTAAAGGAGACTGTTATGGCAGTAAAAAGAAAGACGACAAAAAAGAAAATAAATAAAAATAATTATAGAGACGACACTAGTTACACTACAATTAATAAACAGTCTAAAAGAATATATAGACTAAAAAAAACAACAGAGAATAATAAATTTCTTGACGCTGTTATGAAGGGTGCTAAGAAAATATTTTCACCTAAGTAAACTTGTGTCGTGATTGACACAAAGTATGGGGCTGTAGCTCAGTTGGGAGAGCGCCTCCCTTGCACGGAGGAGGTCGCAGGTTCGATTCCTGTCAGCTCCACAATGGCCCGTTCGTCTAGTGGTTAGGACTCAGGATTTTCATTCCTGCAACAGGAGTTCGATTCTCCTACGGGCTACTAAATTAGGTTACAAATGAATGTAGTCAAAAGCCTGAGTAGCTCAGTTGGTAGAGCAGGACATTTGTAATGTTCAGGTCGTTGGTTCGAATCCAATCTCAGGCTCACATAAACAAAAAAAGGGAAGCTTTTACACTTCCCTCTTTTTTTGCTCTGTATTAATTGTAGGAATACAGAACTATTTCGCTCCTACTTTCGAAATAAACCCACCAACACCAACAAGGCGACAAGCCCAGCGAAACCCGACTCGCCGAACTTGTTAATGATGGATGTTAGGTTACCTATAACGTTGACGCCAAAGATACCGCTTCCAAATATTACTTCAGAAATGGCACCTATAGCTACAAAGGACATAAGTAGATGAGCTAAATCATCAATATATCCTTTGACCATTGTTACGACTTCCTTCATGGTTATCTCCCGTTAGTTAAGAAAAAAAGGGTCATCGATTATTTTATGAACCGAGTAACCCTCAGTAATAATTATTTTGTAATGAAATAATATAAACCAATATATATTTATATATGAAGGTTTTTTATATGTACTATATTTATTAGTATACAAAACTATTTTAGGTGAACTATGGCAATAGATTATGAAATCTTTGATGGTAAATCATTATCATCATTATTTAAAGACATTTACGACAATACAAAACATAACAGAAAACAACTTGATGTTCTAACAAGAGAACTTGTGCAGTTTATAAAAGACGGTGATACTGCAGTTCAGATAGTACCTATGATTAAAGAGTATTTAGAAATCAATGTTAGAAACGATGACCAACTTGTCAAGATGGCAGCAGTTGTACAAAGACTAATTTCAGCTGAAGGTAAAGCAGGAGCTGAAGATGAATTTGGTTTATCTGAAGCAGAGAAAGAACAATTACTTTCTGGTATGGAAGATACAATAAAAGATTTACAACAAGAATCAGACAAAATACATAATAAGATTGAAACAGTAACAAAGGTAAATTAATGGCTTATAGACGAAAAAGAAGAGTAGATACAACTACGTCTTATGATACTGGTGTACCAACTTTTTCAAGAATAGGTTCTATGGTAAAAAAATTAATTGCTTCATCGCAGTATGATTTTTTTGAAGGTGAAGCTTTTGAAGTTACAGAGGTTATATTGAATGAACCTAGTAATCGTGGTAGCGTTAGAGGTACTTTTATAAATAATCCTAATCAAGAAATATTAGGTGGCGTAGTTAAATCTTTGACACCAAATATAACGGCTGTGCCACTTGTTGGAGAACACGTTGTGGTTTTAGAATATAATGGACAACACTATTATACAGGTATTATAAATCGTAAAGGTTCTGTTAATGAAAACTCTATACCAGGAGCCGCTGGTAATTATGTAGAAAATACTAAATATGGTAAGACATTTGAAAGAAAAGATGTTCAACCTATTCGTATTAATGAAGGTGATATTGTTTTTGAAGGTAGATATGGGCATTCTATAAAGTTTGGTTCAAACAAACAAAAGCCTCAAATAAAAATAGTAGCAGGTCACAGAGGTAAAGATGTAGTAGAAAATTTAAATAAAGATGATTCATCTATATATTTAGAAGGTGGTATTGATAATACTGATGTTGATAATAAAAAAATTAAAATAAAATCGAATGATATATTTATTACTGGAGACAGAAATATATTTTTAAAAGCAGGTGAAATTAGTTTAAATGCTACAAAATTTAATACGATAAAAATGGGTGACCCGAGAGCACCAATGTTACCAACAGTTAATGGTCAAAAAATGTTAGAATTTCAAAACAGTATAGTTGGTGTATTGACTGGTATACAATCTATATTAGTTTCAGCAGGTAGTCAACTATGGCCAAAGGTAGGTACTGATGCTGCTAAATTATTAAAAGATATTAATACTGTGTCTGATTCAATACTTAATTTGTCGTTTTTAAATTTTCAAGTGATGACAGCAGACCCAGATTTTAAACTACCTGAAATACCAGAATTACCTGAGGTACCAGAATTACCTGAAGTAGATTTATCTAAATTAGATGCACTTAAAGTACCAAAAACAGTAGCCTCATTAGATAAAATTAAAAAAATTAATCAAAATAATACATAGGAGTTATTATGACTAAAAAAGGCCTTGTAAAAATAATACGAGAAGTAGTCCGTAGAGAAGTACAAAAAGAAGTACAGAAGATATTTATAAAAGAAGAATCTTCACCTACTTTAGAAGAAGTCCTTCCAGAAGTCACTAAACAAGTTTCTTCACCAAAAAAAGAAGTAAAATATTCTAAAGACGAAACTATCAATAACATTTTAAATGAAACTGCTGGTTTATCTAAATCTCAACAAAATGAATATCCTACTGTAACTGGAAAAGCTTTTGATACAAATCGTATGGCAGAGTTAATGGGTTACAGTCAACCTGAAGAAGTTGAACGTGATATGGTAGCTGTAGATACTATGAAAAAAGCAGGTGTAAATTCAGAACAAGTCCCAGAACACGTAACAAATGCTTTAACACGAGACTATTCAGATTTAATGAAAGCTATGAATAATAAAAAAGGTAATTAATGAGCGCAAGAGAAGATGATATGAATTCCAATACTTATATTGGATTATCTTTTCCATTACGAAGAGATATAAATAATGACTTTGCCTTAACTAAAAATTCATTACAACAATCAAGACATAATTTAAGAAACTTGTTATTAACTCAAGTAGGTGAACGAGTAGGTCAACCTGAATTTGGTAGTAGATTGAGAGAGTTGTGTTTTGAACAACAAAACGATGAACTTCCAATAAGACTCGAAGAAGAAGTTAGAAGAGCAACTGGTGTTTGGTTACCTTATATCAATATTCAAGAAGTAAACACACTTACAGAAGAAGGTGATAAAAATAAAATCTTTGTAGAAGTAAAATTTTCTACTACGTTAAATCCACAAACAATGGAATCAATAACTTTAGATGCATCATACGGAGCTACTTTGGTTGTTGGTTCAGATGGTTTACAATATAGAAGATAGGAAAATTAAATGGCTAGAACAAGTACAAAAAAGAATATGGTAAAACAAGTCAATTATCTTAATAAAGACTTTAGTGACTTTAGAGATAATTTAATTGAATTTGCTAAAGTATATTTTCCAAACACATACAATGACTTCAACGAGTCATCACCTGGTATGATGTTCATCGAAATGGCAGCTTATGTTGGTGATGTTCTTTCTTATTATATTGATTCACAATTTAAAGAATCACTTTTAGCTTACGCAGAAGAAAAAAGAAATGTGTATAACATAGCTCAATCTTTTGGTTATAAGCCAAATGTTACAGCCCCAGCTTCAGTAGTGTTAGATGTATTTCAAACTGTACCTGCACTTAACGAAAAACCTGATGAAAGATATGCACTTAATGTTAAGGCGGGTACTCAACTCACATCAACTAGCACTGGTACTACATTTAGAACTTTAGAAGATGTTAATTTTAAGTTTTCAAGTTCTTATGAACCACGTGACATTACAATTTTCGAAACTGAAGATAATATACCTACAAAGTATTTATTAAAAAAACAAGTAAAAGCAGAAAGTGGTAATATAGTTACTGAAACATTTACATTTGGTAGTGCAGAAAAATATACACAAATAAAATTATCAAATCCAAAAGTTATAGAAGTTATTTCTTGTACTGATAGTGATGGTAACAATTGGTCTGAAGTTGATTCATTGGCAAGAGATACAGTATTTGCTGATATTGAAAACAATGCAACTAATGACCCTACTTCGGTAATTAATAGAGAGGTATCACCTTATATTCTTAAACTAAATAAAACATCTCGTAGATTCACAAGATATATTGACCAAAATGATTCTTCGGTATTAAGATTTGGTGCAGGTATATCTAATAATCCAGATGAAGAAATTATACCAAACCCTTCTATGGTAGGTTCGACTTTACCTGGTAGTCCAAGTTTTTTAACAAAGGCATTCGACCCAAGTAACTTTTTAAATACAAAAGCTTTTGGTTTAGCACCTTCTAATACAACACTTACTATCAAGTATTCTTATGGTGGTGGTATTGATGATAATGTCAATAGTAACGATATAACATCAATATCAAGTATTTCATATGAAATACAAGATGATTTGCTATCAACTACTTCAGTTCAAGAGTCAAAAGATTCAGTCTCATTTATCAACCCACTACCAGCAACAGGTGGTTCAGCTGGTGAATCAGTTAGAGAAGTTAGAGAAAATGCGTTAGCGTATTTTCAATCACAACAGAGGGCTGTCACTAAAGAAGATTATATTATACGTGCTTATTCACTACCATCAAAATATGGTAATATTGCAAAAGTACATTTAGTACAAGATGACCAGTTAAATAAGTCTGTAGGTACAGATGAGTTAGAGCGAACAATTCAAGAAAGTGACATAGGTAAAACAATAAAATCTGTACAAGTTAGAACACCAAATCCTTTAGCAATGAATATGTATACATTAGGATTTAATTCAAATAAAAAATTAACACCATTAAATCAAACAGTAAAAGAAAACTTAAAAACTTATTTATCACAATATAGACTTGTGACTGATGCAGTAAATATTAAAGATGCATACGTTATTAACATTGCTGTGAACTTTGCAATATTGACAAAAGCTGAATTTTCAAAGAATGATGTTTTACTTAGATGTGTTGCAACAGTAAAAGATTTCTTTGACATTGATAGGTGGCAAATAGGTCAACCGATTGTATTAGCTGATATTGCATATGAGTTATCATTAGTAGAAGGTGTTGCATCAGTTGTACCGCCAATTGATTCAGACACCGTTATAAAAATTGAAAACAAATACAAAGCAGGTGAAGGGTACTCTGGTAATTTTTATGATATTAAAAATAGTATGATTGACGGTGTCTTGTATCCAGCACTTGACCCTAGTATTTTTGAAGTTAAATTTCCAAACGCAGACATCAAAGGTAAAGTTGTCGGTGATAATTTAGGTATAGTGGAGTAAGTTAATGCATTATTTTATATTTCCTGAAAAAGATACAACAATATTTGAGGCTAGTTCAAGTTTAAACTCTGGGCTAGATGAAGTATTAGAAATCAGAAAAAATGTTAGTGATACTGGAGCTAGTGTTGATGTCTCAAGAATTTTAATAAAATTCGATACAACGTTTTTCCAAGAAGCTTCTTCTTCAGGTTTAATACCTCAAACTGGTAGTAGGGCAGCAAAGTATTTTTTAAATTTATATGATGCAAACCCAAAAGCATTAGCAGCATCACAAAGTTTATTTGCATACGCAATAAGTGGTTCTTGGGATATGGGTACTGGTCGTTCATATGATAACCCTCAGACTTCAGATGGTTGTAGTTGGAAATATAGATATAGTGAAACTGATGGTACATTATGGGCAAGTGGTAGTGGTGCTAATGATGGAGCAGGAGGAGTTTGGTATAGCTCTAGTGTAGCACCAGCAGCATCTGCATCACTTAATCATCAGTCAAGAGATTTAAAAATAGATGTCACTGGTACAGTAAATAATTGGTTAAATGGTACTGTTATTAATGATGGTTTTTTAGTTAAGCGTAGTGGTAGTGTTGGCAATAATCACCCATCAGCATCAGAAGGTAATACAGATAGATTAGGTAGTTTTTCATTTTTCTCATCAAACACTCACACAATATTTCCACCAACATTAGAAGCAGTATGGGATGATTCAACTTGGACTACTGGTACGTTAGATGCATTAACTTCTGCTAATTTAGAAGATAGTGTAATTTATATGAAAGGTTTACGACCAGAATATAAAGAAAATTCAAGAGCTAGATTTAGAGTTGTTGGTAGAGAAAGATTCCCATCAGCAACATACTCAACAACACCTGCAGGATTGACAATAAAATATTTACCAAGTGGTTCTTCATTCTACTCAATTACTGATGCGGAGACAAATGATATCATAGTACCATTTGGTACGGGTTCTAAATTAAGTTGTGATTCAACAGGTAACTATTTTAATTTAGATTTACAAGGTTATCAACCAGAAAGATATTATACATTACAATTTAGAGTAGTGACAGATGAAGGTACTGCTGATGAGTTAGACCAATATTATGATGAAGGATTCACATTTAAGGTAAGTCAATAATGCCATATACAAAAACAGAATTAGAAACTGTAGACTTTTATCAAGAATTTGTATCTAAACTTAGAACAAGTTATTTGGAAGACTTGCAAGAGTTTGCATCAATAGGATTTAGAAGAAATAATATTCTATATTCTTTTGAAGATATAATATCATCAAACGGTATAGAAAATGTAGATATAACACCAGGTTCACAATATCACGACTATATAACAAAAGAACAACAAGAATTATCTAAAACGACTACCATTCAGTCTTATCCAAGATATATTAGAAATAACAGTTTAGAAAAAATAATCGATAGAAGTATATCTGAACTAGCTACAGAAAGTTTTGCAACTACATTACCTAATAATGTTCAAAATGGTAACGTAATTACAAATGATGACCCAACAAATTATGATAGGTGGTTAGTTCAAAATAATCAAAAAAGAAAATTTGTTGACTTAGCAGTATACTATGGTCAAGACTATGTTTTAGATACATTAATAACATTAACTGATGGTGAAATATTAGCTATACCTGATGGAGAACCTATAGCATAATGAGTAGATTAAACGAAAAAGATTTAGAACTTTTACAAACTGGACAAACAGTAAATTTGTCTACAGTAGAAAATGCTTACTATGGAGGTGAATTCACTACTAATCCAAATGATTGTGTAGAGGTTTTAATATACGACACAAACGAAAATTTATTAGAAACAAGTATCGTAGATGTTTCAGACTATTCTTATAATTATGAAACTGGTGTAAAATTAAACACTGGTACTATACTTAGAAAAATGGGTTATGACAGAGGTAAGTATGTAGTGAAATATAATTTTTTGAGAAAAATTGCAGGCTCGTATGAGACGGTGTTAGTTGACTCAGATGGTAGGATATTTAATGGTACTAATTATCACATAATGGATAATGGTAAAATTATGTCAGGTGAAACACATACAGATTTTTCTAAAGAATTATTTTTAAAAGAGTATAAATATTTTGTACACGAAATTTCACCTTCAAGAAAAGAAATTAGGTTAGCACCACAATCTATAAATGATAGTGAGTATTTAACTAGTTTTTTAGAAGCACAAGTAACTTCAAAAAAAATAACTATACCTCAAGATAATTCTCTTTCTTTTTATGCAGATAGAGACGCATTAAAAGGTGATAGTAAAACAATGAAATTATCTGGTGACATCTCTCAGTTAACACAACAAATGATAGGTGGTTATGTTTCAATTGATAACGCATTTATAAAAGAATTTTTACCACCACCAGTATCTACAGATGGTAGTCAAACACCAGGTGCAACTGAAGAATTAGAATCATCAATAATACAAGCTCGATTCTTTATATCAAATGATAGTTTGGCTTCTTATGAATATGGTGATAGAAATCTTACCAGATTAGTCGAAGTGTTTACAGGTTTAAGTGATACTGATTACCCAACTGATGTAGGTACTGCAAAAACTATCATCGGAAATACAACTGTTGCACAAAAGGCCACCCAATTAGCAAATACTTTAGGAGGTATAAAATTTAGTGGTTATGATGATATAGTATATAAACGAAAAGAAGAAAATATTTCGAATATTCAAGAGTTACAGAAAAAAGGAGGTCGTGTACAGTACACATGGCAAGGTCCAGATAGTCCAAATACTATTACTC